TAGACGGGAATGCACTACATTTACTACTGTCTGCTGATGTATATTTAACTGCCTAGATATATCTGTATTCTTCAGCCCTGACAGATGCAACGATATAACTCTATAATGAATGGGTCTTAGAGCTTTTAACTGAGGAGAACTATAGCTCTCAAATACTACACTCTCTAATGAGCCTGTTGGTAATGAGAACGATTGTATCTCAGGTAATAACTCGCTTGTATTCATTATACTGGTCTTTTACTTTCTTAGAATATTTTCCGCTTATAATTTGTTTAAGATATTCTAAAGATGAAACACTCATATTCCTCCTATTAATATAGTTTATTCAAGTATATAGTATAGCATAAAAACTGTCAATAGTCTGGGTCAAAGATGAAACAAGATAGTCTGAATCTTTTGGGGAATTTGTCGTGCAAATGCTTTCCGTGCCAATGTTCGGCAGTCGAACTTCGCTACCTTCTCCCTCTCAAGTATTAAACGCTCTAATATCACAATTTGTATAGGAGGGTCAAAAAACATATATAGTAGTCGAAAGGGGGTTTTTTCCTGCAAAAATAAATTCGTAGGCATATATAAATATTATTAGCATAGACTAATAAAATGCCTTAGCATATACTTGCTACGCCTGATTCAATATATAGCCAATCATATATTCCTGCAATCGCTAACCTAACATAATATGTTTATAATTATGTACGCTCATTCTAGGCATTTGTAAACTAATATAACAAATGATATCTGCCAATCAAAATAAATAAAAATGAAATTAAATTAAAATAAAGTTAAAGCACTTACTAGTTTTTGTCGATACTATAGTATAACAAAAAAAAATAAATAGATGCATTTCAACTCTGCATTTCAATGCGCTACACTTTGCGGGAAAAAAGTCTTTAGATAGTTCTTAGAAAATTGAATCAGTTTGCATTTTATTGATAGCATAGCGAATCTAATAATATATAATTAAGGATAGCCATGTTCAATAAAATAACTAGAATGATCAGAAGCCCTAAAAATAATGTTCACAGTTTTGTGAAAGTATCTCTACCTGCAATTGATGGTGAGGATGCCAAAGGAAACTGGAAGGCAGTAGTCGATCCTAAGTTATCGAGTCAAGATATCCTAGATACTTTGCTTGAGAACTGGACAGACGATATTGTTAAAGAACATATGTTCAGCCGATTCATTGCTGTACTGGCTGATGATCCGATAAGAAATGAAATGATAGCGTTCATTAATGTAAATCCAGATGCTAGTCAAGAAGAAATAGATGAGCATTGCCAGAACTATGCTGATCTAGGCTGGAATCAGAATTTACGACATCCATCTACAGACAGAAGCTTGAAGTCTGTGGCTAAGAAACAAGAGCAAGCAGGTCAAGCTGTGAGTCAAATGTCTACCGAAGCAAAGCAAGCTTTCATAGATAAATTACTTGCAAATGATCCTGACTTGAAGAAATTAATGAAAAAGTAGTATAAATGCTATGCTATTGCTAAAATGCAGACAGAAAAACATAAAGTGTGGTGCAGTGTGGTGTGTGGTTAGCGATTTCCCCCCTACTATGTATATAAAAAAAAAAAAAAAAAAATATACTATGTACGCATAACGGGGGAAAGTGCTTGCCACATGAGACAGTCAACACAAAAAAGGTAAACAAGAATTGAAAGGAGGGAAGACATGAGAGGCTAAGTCTACCAGAAGCTCTGCCGCAATACTGTGTGCAGAGCAACTTTTTATAGAGAATTATATGTTTAAAAATATGCACCGAGTAAGTCGTACAATTAATGGCATATTGTACTTCTATAATGAGGCAGACGGACATCATTACACTAAGACCTATGATGAATGGATTGCCTATCCAACAAATGCAGACGGATCAATCGATTTAGATTGTATCCTATACTTAGATGATATGATCCTAGAGGCTGAGATATGCCCTCTTAGTTTCTGTGATGACTGCGATAAGTTCCTCAAATGTACTCAGTACGCGGTTCAAACCCTAGTCATGAAAGGAGAACAAACATGAATTTATTCCACTTCAGTGCTTACCTAAGCATACTCCTGTTACAAGCAATATCTATCCTTATGTTAGTAAGGCTTGAGAATTATCTTATTATGATGTAACATACTTCGACTGTCGAATACTGGCATATAAAATATATGCGTACCAGAGCGACAGTGGTATGCTCATTGCATTACTATATTATATGAAGACAAATCTATCAAACAAGGAGAGCAGAAATGGCACAGCCAATGAGAATGAATATCGAGCATGACTTAATAGATATACTCCGAGAGTATAAGTCTATGCTTGGGTCAATTAAAGGTCACTGGCAACTTGCCAGCATCCTAAACCATTCACATGATAATATAGATAGCCTTATCCAGAAGCTTGGGCTATGTTATGGAGAGTTTGCTCCATTTAAATTGTATGTTCATCCCAGTGATGACTACACAGCCGAAAACATTGCCAAATATATAAAGTCAATGCAGACAAAGTGTAGTCATCCAGAAGGCCACAAATGTCTAGACGAATAGTGGTTCGTGAGTTCATTGAGCCTAGAGGCCCACTCACTCACAGAGAATGTACACTGCCTAAAGATGTGCTAGAATACATCCTAGGCTTTGATTTAGAAGAAGAATGCACAGTATATTTTATGGATCCTGAGATGTATAGAATGGTCTTGCATCTAATACCAGAGTCCAGAGGCAACCTAAAACTAGTAAGATCAAATGAAAGTAAAAGTAAGAGTTCAGCATCCTAAAGGCGGGATGGCTATAGGCACAATTGTACGATATGCAGAGAATGATACGCCACCTGCATACATAATAGACATAGGCGAGAGAGCTAGTCTGCGAGTCCCAGCACATAAAGTAGAGGCTGAGAATCCAGATGCCATCACTAAGAGTTTCAGCAAGATACTAGCTGAGATTGAGCAGAACCTTCAAATGAAATGCTTCGGCATTGAAACTCACATAGACCAAGACGGAGAAGTAATATGACTATGCTTACAAACCAGAATCAGATGTATCGGTACGGCCTAGCTGTACTCAGACATAGGCTCAAGCTAGAAATCAAGCTACCTATGTGGGCAGTAAAAAGTACGTTAGATAGTGCCCGAAAAGTTGGCTTTATAGGACGCACAAGAAAGCAAGCTCTAGCATTTGTCCTAGAACTTGAGGATCGCGCCCCATCAATTTCACCACTTGAAGAACTAAAGAACTTCCGTCAAGTTATCAAAATAGACCAGACAGTCAAAAGAAAGTACAAATGGATTCACCATGAAATGGAGAAAGAAAATGAATAGAGATAGTATGATTGACCTGATACGAAGTGAAATAGACTTCAAGATTGAAGAGTTCCTAGTCCGAGAAGAGAAAGAACTCCTAGCCCTTTTCAATCGTATGAAAGAAGAAGAAGCAGAAAAAAATAAAATCTTAATGGAAGGCATTAAATCTCATACTTCCAGAATTGTTAACCTAGAAAATAAACTAAAGGATAGAATATGATCACAATGATACCGGCATATGGCAAAGATTACAAATCCAGAAAAGACGTACAGAAAGCCCTGCAAGGACAAGCAGACTTCCGCGTCATGGATATAGGCTCTAAATGGGATGGCATGGTAGGAAACCTACGAGATCTAAAGATGGACGGACATACCGAATTAAAGATACGCTATGCTAAAGAAAGAAGATTAGCGGTTTTTGATATGGAGGATTTATGAAAATAGATTGGGAACTAAATGGTCTAGACCTAGCAGTTCATGTATCTAATATACAATGGGATAATGACTCCGTTGGTATGACAGAAGCTTGGGGATTTAATAAAGGCCACGACTGTGAAGAGTATATCTCCGACTTTGACATTGATGAAATAGAGTTTGCAAAAGATCCAGACCAGACTATCTATAATGCAGATTGCCATAATGTTGGCACACACGACTGGCATGAAGACCCTGACTTCCTAGATAAGCTAGAACATCTAGACCGGTACACTGACCATGGATAGCAAGCGACACGTATTTAAAGGTCTACCGTTCTTTAAAGAATACAAGATAGATAAAGAAGCTCTGCGGTCTGATATAGAAAGAGAGACTGCCGAGTACCTGAAGAAAAACCAAATAGTTCACTTAGCAGACTCACCGTCCGCAAAAGTACCAGAAGTCTACATAAGAGACCTCAGTGCTTACTCTGATGCGGCTGAATTTTATTACTTAGAGGAGAATTTAGATAATGATAAATAATTTAGCAAAGAATGCCGGAATACAATTGCTCAAAACTAGACGGCATCTACCTATCGCTGAGCAAGAACTGTGGCTCTTTTACTTTATGGTTAAGAATCCCAATAGAGGGGCCGCAAAACATGACGTAACTATGGATGAAATAAAAGACCTAGTTGCAGATTTTAATCTTAACCCAAGGAAAAAACATGGACAAAATAACTAATAAAGTTTGCCGTCTTTACGTTGAGAATAGAAGAGAGTTTGATGGCTCTAACCTGTTTGCTCGTAACATAGGCAAACTATACGTTGTGTATTCATACGGGACACATTATCCTATGTTCTTATTTAGAAAAGGCTGGTGGTATGAGAACAGTGATAAGTATTCTAGCTCAACCAGCAGACAACATTCGCATGCTAGACCTAATTACAGTCGTAACGTAAAAGAATTGACCACTGTAGAAATGAAAAACATAATACATAGAGAGTCATATGGAAAATAAACAATACAAACGCAAGTTTGAATTCTGGCATAAAGGCCCTCGCATGACCATAAAATGTCACATAGAAGGTAAATTAGAATGCACACAATGCCGTAGCAGTGACCTAGACGTTAGTAACTTCTATGCTACAAATGTTATGCAAGGAGGTAATATGACAGTACATTACTTCTGCCGAGATTGTGATTTCACCGAAGATATTGAATATCCACTGATAAGCAGGAAAGAAAGTCAGCAAATTGAAAGAGAATCCGATAAAATCGATAATTTATTAAAAAATAACTTGCAATTTGATAAACTATAGCGTAAGATATAACATGGAAGTTAAAATTGATCCGAAAGTTATAGAACTTCTGCAAAGTTACTTAATAGAGTTTGAAAAGACTAGAGGTTTTAAAATAAACCCTAGCGACTTTGCTTCAACAGCAATTCGTGAAAAAATGGAGAGAAATATTAAATCTCTCAGGTCTGTCAAGTTGGCACACGAATTGCATTACTAAGAGTACAACAAATGAGTTTACTTATGTTGGCAACTTTTGCGTGCCTTTACATAGTATTGATAAGAAGGACAAACCGATGAAAAAAGATATAGAAGCTGAAGCTGACCGTAAAAGAGAATCATACCAGAAAAGCAGAGAAGAAGCTGGTGAAGACTACGAGTCTAAAATAGATCAATCACTGAGACGTGCCGGCACTCGTACATATAGTGTCAGAGTTAAGATTGAAACCATTGTAGCAGTATATGATTGCATGGAATCTTTCGGGGGTGATACTAAAGGACGAGGCATAGGCTCTAATCTTATAAATGTACTGACCTCATGTATGGAATCCATGCAAAGAGATGGTCTACTAGTCAAGCATACAAATACCGAGATTATAGAAAGATATGAAGAGATTAGTGGCCAAAAACTAGACAAGCCACTGCTGAATGTGCCTGGTATAAAGCTATCTCAAGAAGTAAGCACACACGATATATCAGCCTTAGTAAGTGAGCAGATAGAAACTAACAAAGAAGGAAAGCAGACCTTTCCTGTCAATGAAGTATTATATGATGTAGAAGACTTTTCGGTTGGAGATATACCTGACCAAGAGCCTTTGGAAGACCGTGTCTTTCAGAGGAAAGATGATGCACTCGTTAAAGAGGCATCAATGTCTGGAGATGAGGATGCTAAAGATGCTCTTCTCAAGACATACAAAACATTACCAGAGTCTCTGTGGGGATCTACCTCAGCAAGAGCTTTGTATAATGCTAACCTAAAGACTAAGGAGTAATATGTCTACATTTACAGCTAATGCCTCAGTAGAAGGCGTAAAACAAAGTGGATCCGCTGATGTCAACATCGGTAATACACTAGAAGAAGCAATCGAGATTTACGGAGAGCCATGTGTATGGGATCTCTATAAGCGAGGCGCAACGCTAGCTGTCCAGCAGAGAATTGGTGGGCACCTACGAGCTGGAACAGATCCAAAAGATGTCGGAAAAGTTATGGCAGATTTTAGACTTGATCAGCGTGCCACTCGATCTAAGAAGTCGGTCGAAGATAAGGTTACCGATCTGTTTGAAGGTTTGAGTAAAGAACAAATTGCTCAAGTCCTTTCAAACGCAGGACTCAAGTAAGGAGACCTATGAAGCCGCTTGACAATAGCACACTTACTGCATACCGTGAGTGTCCTCGGAAAGCCTATCTTCGCTATGTCAAGCATTGGCGTCCAGCCGGAACTGAACCGATATATTTTGCATTCGGTTCAGCCTGGCATGCCGGATTAGACGCACTCTACTCAGCTTTTTACGAAGCACGTTCCATTTCAGGACCAACAGGGTCAGAGTGGAACAGATTGCGTCAGTCTAGCGAGTTTGCCAATGCTATGGCAGATACAGCTATGACAGCTTTTGGCCTCATTTGGGTCGAAGCTGGCTGGCCTCTCGAACCTACACCCGAGGAAATGGCAACGTATAAAGGTAGAACTCCAATCAAAGCAAAGGAGATGTACTTTTATTATTACAAGGAACTCGCAGAACATATGAACCGTTGGAATTTAGTAGCAACAGAGCAACCGTTTTGTGTGCCCCTTGAACTAGAGGATGAGACGATATTCTACTCAGGTCGAATAGACAAGGTTATCGAAGATGAGACTGGTCAGCTATGGCTCGTAGAGCATAAGACTAGCACCATGTTTAGTAAGACCACCGGATTTCGGTCCGATTTTATCCAATCGTTCTCTCCTAACTCTCAGATAGAAGGATATATGTATGCTGTGCTTTTCATGCAACACATGAATGAGCTTCCAAATGATCGTGAATTTGGTGGAGTATATGTAGATGCCTCTCTCGTACATAAAACTCAATTCCATTTCAAACGCATACCCATCTATTATAGCGATATGCTTGTAGCAGAATGGCTAGATGATGTGAGATACTGGTATAAATCATATAAAGACTCAATTGAAGCAGAGGCTTTCCCAAGAAGCCCTCATTCTTGTCAGTCTAAATATGGTCAATGCAGTTTTCTTAATTTATGCAGAATGAAACCATGCATGAGTGATCTTCCCGATAGAGATGATCCCCCAGACGGTTTCGTAGTGGATGAGTGGACACCTTTTGATGAACCAATAGAGGACAATGGAAATACAAAAAGCAAAGGACTACAAGAATGATCGATTGCGTATACTTGCAATTGGTCCTGCTGGATCCGGCAAAACCACACAGCTCAGAACATTACCAGGCAAGAAGCTACTTTTCTGCTTCGAGGATAATGCACTGAACTCCTTACGAGGGGATGATGCAATAGACTATCAATTGTACCTTCCTGACGTAGTAGAGATAGCCGCAAGATCGCTAAGCTCTAAGCAGAACGCAAGATCTGTTCCTGCAACGGGTGAGCAACCAAAAGCTTTTGACAATTTCGTCAAAGACTTTAACTCTATCCTGAAAGACGAGTCAGAACTAGCTAAGTATGATGTAATAGCTATAGACTCTCTTACATCAATGTCGAAAGCTGTCATGGACGCTGTCTTATATATTAATAACCGTATGGGACAACAACCAGCAATGGACGACTGGGCCGCGCAACTAAACACAATTGAGAATACTGTTAGGAAACTAACGTCACTTCCCAAAACTGTTTATATCACTGCTCACGACACATTAATACAGGACGAGCTAACTAAGAAGATAGTTAATGAGCTTGTATTGACAGGTCAGTTGAAGACTAGAATCCCTATGTTATTTTCAGACATACTGAAGTTTCAATGTGTCGATGGGAAATATTCTATGTTGACCCAACCTGACCGATATAACATCAAAGTTAGAAGATCGTTACCTAACCTTGATGCCGTAGAAGATGTAACGATAAAAGAATTCAGTAAACCACAAGACTCCGGTCTAGGTCGGCTGATGAGACGGTAATTTTCGATGGTCGAATTTTACCAATTAATAAACCCTTAACATAGGATTTTACTATGTCAGACACTCAAGTAGATTTGAGTAGCCTCGCGCTCGACGGCATCGAGGATATACAGGAGCGTAAAGCTCTCCCCGCTGGACAATATCATGTCCGCGTAAGCTCAGCCGAAATGATGAATTCAAAAGCAGGTAATCCAATGCTTAGAATGATTTGTGAGTTTCCAGATGAACCTTCTGGCTCGGATGTGTTTCACTTCCTAATGGTTCCTACTAAAGACACACCTGATGACCAGAAGCATATGCGGTTGTTAGAGATCAAACGTACACTTTCAGCTTTTGGCTGTGAGTTCGGTCCAGAATTCTTTGCAGACCCTACACCACTTGTTGGTCAGGAATGTGAAGTATATGTCTCTGTTGAACAAGACAATCAGGGCATCGATCGTAACCGTATAAACGCCCCCAAAATAAAATAAGGGCTAATCCTCGGGACACAATGTGTATTTTGTGTCCCGAACCCCCACCACAAACAGGTCAAAATGCGTTACACTCAATATACGCATAAAGTTTCTATTCCTATGCGGAAGGAACTTTATGATTTTCTATCTTCTCTTCCAAGAGGCGCTCGTACAGATCTAGGCCGCCAATTCTTCCTTATTGTGCAAGCAATGATGCATAAAGGTTCAGAGAAGTTAACCGATGATAAGAGATATGTTTTAAATAAACTAACAAGAGGAGATTATGTCCTTTGGTTGAAGGAGACTCATGAAACTTGAACAGCTAGAGATTAGCATAGCCAAGTTAAGTGAAGATGAGCTTAGAGACTTTATCTTAGAGAATCGAAAAGCACAGAAACGATACCGGGAAACGATGGCACTCTCCCGGCCTAAAAAAGTAACTATCACACCAGCTAAGTCTAAAGAAGAAGCACTTCAAGACCTTCTGAAAAGTGTAGACCCACTGGTACTTCAGCAAATCCTCAAAGACAAAGGTATAGTATGAAGAAATTATCAATAAAACAAGTCGAGCTATCTAAGATAGAAGTCGGCACTAGATTCAGGGAAGAACTAGGTGATATTGAATCTCTGGCTCAGTCTTTAGAATCTGAAGGTCTTATCAACCCAATAACAATAGATAAAGACAATAATCTACTAGCTGGTGGTCGAAGACTAGCCGCGGCTACTATGCTAGAGTGGCCTAAGATTACTTGTAATGTAATGGAGATAGAGTCTGAAGGTGATCTGAGAATCATTGAACTTATTGAGAATGTACAACGTAAAGAGCTTTCTTGGTCTGAACAAGCTAATCTAGTTAGCCGAATCAATGATCTTATGAAAAAGCAAGACTCTGCATGGACTCAGGGGAAAACAGCCGATTTACTCAAGATGTCAGCAGGCCATGTCTCAGATCAGATCATGATAGCTGATGTGGCAGAAAGTATACCTACCCTAACTGAGAAAGCCTCCTTTAAAGATGCAGTAAAAATATATAGAAGCCTCTGTACTTCGATAGCTGAAACTGAATTGACTGAGAGACTACTAGAGCGACATGAGAAAAAGAGTCGACCACGCAACGCTGAAGCACTCTCTGAGCATGATATTTTTGTAGCTAAAAACGCTGACTCATATCAGATCAAAGATGTATTTGACGGCATATCCGAACAACCTTTTGACCATTTCGACTATGTCGAGATAGACCCTCCCTATGACAGTGCTGGGTTCGATCCTAAGTACAAGAAAAGTAAGCTAGAAATATACGGAGGCCGTACATACTTTGAATTTATCAATACACTTGTCAAGGACTGTTACAGTAAGATGAGCCCAAATAGCTTTATGCTTCTCTGGTTTCCTACGCAAGACTACCCTTTATTCGCAGAAATACTAGAACATAACATGGATGGCTTTGACAGGATACCTGCCGTCTGGTACAAGAATACACAGCCCGCTGGTGACCTTGAACGAACACTTAGCCGCCGATATGAGATGTTTTTTGTGGCATGGAAGGGAAAGCCAATCTTACAGCTCAAGGGTCTTCCAAACGTCTTTGAATACCCAGCCGTACCTAGTGCAGACAGGTGGCACCCTGTGCAACGACCTATTGATATGATGCTGAGACTTAGTGACATATTTAGCCCTAAAAACGGAAACAGTTTGATCCCGTTTGCTGGGTCTGGGACGAGCATCAATGCCCATTATCTGAGAAATCCAGTCCCTGAGACGTGCATCGGCTTTGACATCAATGCTCAGTTCCGCACTCGTTACTTAGCTAACCTTAGCTATCGTCACATCTATCTAGAGGATAATAATGAATCTTAAACCACTTGATACAGGAACAGAAGGATCCAATATTGTATTGCTCTTAGACTTTCCGCATAAAGATGCAATGTACAAGGGTGACTTGCTTAGTGGACGAGCCGGCTACACTCTGCATCAACTGCTTAACAATGCGGGCATAGCCATCAATCAATGCTTCATTACTTACTGTCATGATGTGCAGGAAAACAAGGGACTCATCAACACCAAAGGCGCATTCTCTGAGCAAGGAAATAGAATAAGAGAAGAAGTCCTAGAACGCTTCAAAGATGTACAGTGTAACATCATAGTGCCTCTCGGAATGTTTGCTTGTGCTACACTTACAGGAGATCATAGGATCAAATTCAATAGAGGCTCTCTTTCATGGAACAGTGAGATTGAGCGAAAGATTCTACCGACATTTTCTCCTGGAAATATAATGTTTCAAGCTCCAGAACGTCTTATGTCTAGCATGGACTTTAAAAAAGCCCTAGTTAATTCAGAAGATTCAGTCTACGTTGAGCCTGAGCATACATTCCACATAAACCCATCCATCACAGAAGCAGAAGACTTCCTAGCATATTGCAAGAAAGCCGGAACACCTGTGTCAGTAGATATTGAGACACTTAATGGCTTCGTCTTTTGCATCGGCTTCTGTGTTGATGTAACTACAGCCATGTGTATTAACTTTGATAACAGAACGATAGAAGAAGAGGTAGTTCTATGGCGTATGTGTGCAGAGTTCTTAGAAGATGAAACAATCCCAAAGCTGGGTCAGAATTTGATCTTCGACATATGGTTTTTAGCCTTCCGACACAGATGCTATGTTAAAGGCTATATAGACGATACTATGGTAGCACATCACATACTTTATCCAGATCTGCCTAAGGGCCTCGGGACCTTGACTACTCTGCACACTGATGAGCGTTACTACAAAGAAGAAGGCGGCTACTGGAAGGGTGGTATTGGGGATCGCACTAGCTTCCTGCACTACAATTGCAAAGATGTAATAACGACACTCAAAGTATGGCTCAAGATCAAACAATGGATAGAAAAGCCGAGCATCTTTTACGACATATACAGGACGACTGTCAATATGTATCCAGCCCTCACGTTCGTCATGTGTCGCGGCTTATTAATAGATCATAAAGTCTTAGCAGAAGTACGAGAAGGTATAGTAATTGAGATAAAAGATCTTGATGCATCTTTGCAAGGCGTTGTCCAAGAAGAGTCTGGTGACCCACTACTCACACTCAACTTCAATTCACCTAAGCAATGCCTCAACTATTACTACACTGTACTAGGGATCAAGCCCTACTTAAACAAAGGCAAGCCAACTCTGAATGATGATGCTCTGATACGATTAGCTAAAGGAACAGGAGCCCGAGAGCCTCTATACTCTGCAAGTCTCATTCAGCAACTCAGGCAACGATCTAAGTACGTTGGTACATATCTAGAAATAAAATTCGATGAAGACGAGCGATTCCGTTGCTCTTATAATCCAAGGGGCACGAAGACGGGTCGACTTTCCAGCAGTAAGACTATCTTCGGCACTGGTATGAATCAACAGAACCTTCCCCAAAACTTCAAGTCATTCATAGTCCCAGACAAAGGCAAGATTTTCATAGAGATGGATAAACGACAGAGCGAATGGGTCCTCACTGCTTACATCTCTGGTGATAAAAACATGATAGAAGTATTGCAAGAGAACCGCGACCCTCATGTGTCCACAGCAAAGCTAATCACAGGACTTCCAGATCATGTCATAGTAGCAGAAGATAAGAACCTAGGAAAGACTACTAACCCTGAAGAGATCACTAGACTACGGAATGAAATGCTCATAGACGGTACACCATTCCTTGACTATGTCAGTACACACAATGCATTTATACCTAGAACTATGAGTTGCAGACAAGTCGGGAAGAAGTCTAACCATGCTTTGAACTACATGATGGGCACGAGTACCTTTAGTCTGACTAGCGGTCTGTCCCTTGAAGAAAGTGATAGAGCTAGGTCTCTATACCTCAGTGCTTATGAAAGACTACCTGCTTGGTGGGAAGAGATACGAACTGAACTGCACAGGTCTCATGCTGTTGTCAATCTTATAGGACAGCCCCGCAAGTTTATAGGAACTATAGATGATAAGTTATTGAAAGAGGCAGTTGCTCACTTACCACAATCTAGTAGTGTGTGGGTAGTTAACCAAGCAATGGCTGACATCTATGAGCAAGATCATAAAGCTGAGATATTAGGCCAAGTGCATGACTCTCTCTTATTTCAACACAGCTATACTGACCTAGATGAGTTAGAAGACTTCTGTCGTATAGCCCAAAAAGCATTAGAACCACAATTAACTTCATATGGAAATGGCGTTGAACGTAAGTTTTATATCGAGACTGATATAAAGGTAGGCTTGGATGGCGCTAAGATGTATGAAACAACTCTTAGCAATGTTAAAGCTCAAGTCGAAAAACTATGCAAACTGAAATAGGTAAACAGTATACAAGACTAACTATACTAGAGCATTACTCAACAGACCTAGACTCACACAAGCATTACATATGCAGATGCTCTTGCGGAGAATTTACTCTAGTTCGTGAAGATCACCTACGATCAGGCCACACTCGCTCATGCGGGTGCTTGCGTGGTCATAATAATAGGAAGCACTATGCCTAGAGTGATTAAAGGGGACTGGGTAAGTGCATATTTAAAGTATACAGAAGAGACAGAAAGTCCGACAAGCTATCACACATGGACCGCAGTCTCTATGCTTGCAGGTGCCTTGCAAAGAAAGTGTTCAATGCAATGGGGCCTCGAAACTATATACCCAAATATGTTTGTTATCTTAGTAGGATCTGCTGGCCGAACTAGAAAGTCCCTAGCGATAAACATCGGCCAAGATATATTCAAGTCATTAGACATACCTGTAGTCAGTGAGGCTATTACACCAGAAGCACTCTTAGTTAAGATGCAGAACAGTGAAGGTCAGTACATAGACTCTCAGGGCCTGTGTCATATGCACTCTTCTCTTACTTGCTTTTCAAAAGAACTTGTCACATTGCTAGGACACAGCAACTATAAGTTTCTAGGATACTTGACAGACTGGTGGGACTCACATGATAAGTGGGTATACGAGACAATAGCTAGACGCGAAGAAGCTGTACTAGGAATGTACTTAAACATACTCGGAGCTACCGCACCAGACTGGATGGCTACAATGCTGCCTACAGAGGCTATCGGGGGCGGCTTTACAAGTCGTTGCATCTTTGTTGCTGAGATCAATAAGTCTAAGCACATCCCTCTACCTACTGTGACAGCAGAACAGGTTAAACTAAAGCAAGCTCTCATACATGACCTCGGTCTGATAGCCCTGCTACAGGGTAACTATGAGTTCGAGAAAGATGCCGCAGAAGTCTACAAGCAGTGGTACTTGAGAGAATCAAAAGATATGGAAAACGAAAAGTATCCTATTGAAGACCCTAGATTCAGAGCCTATTGTGAGAGAAGATCCACACACTTGAGAAAGTTGTGCATTGTCCTGCAAGCATCGCAAGATGATAGCCTCAAAATTACTACAAAAACATGGGAAAGATCCTTAGCCCTTCTTGAGAAGACTGAGCATCTAATGCCAAATGTGTTCGGGGGACTCGGCCGTAGTGACCAAGGTCAGCTAACCTATGAGCTGATACAATACATAGGACGCAAGAAGATAGTAGGTCGCGAGACTTTGTTCAAGCACTTCTATAAAGATATGAGTTGGTCTACATATGTAGAGATTGAGGACGCTCTACGGAATATGAACCTCATCACAGTAGATCCAAAAACAAGAACGATAACCTATACAGGGGAATGATGGCGAACTTCGACAGTCGAAAACTTGATGATCCAAATTGGGGAGTCTACCGCATAAACGACGAAGGAGAACTCTACCCTTCTCCTTTTATGCAATGCTCAACACTCGGGCACGCACTATACGGATATGCAACCGTATATGCAAAGAAGATAGAGGCCTATGCGGTAGCTCCGCTCATGACCAGAGAGCAGACACTCAAGAGATTGTATACGGATTATCCCGAACTACTAGTGCTATCTCACCCCATACAAGACCGTTAGGATTATCCGAATCATAAACAACCAGCTTTACACTGGGGTAAGATCCACTAGGGATATTTAAAGTAGAAAATTTAAGAGTCAGTTCTGTTGGCACTGTTGAAAAATCCAATGGAGTTGTAGTACCAATCTCTCCTGATACCTTCACTGCACTAGTAAAAATAAGATCAATCTTGTTAAGGTTGCTTAGATCCTTAGGTGCCCCCTGATCTAGCAACTGATATTTTATGTTAGTATCTCTGCCTGTATAAATAATTCTAGTTGCCATTATAAAACCTCTGTTTCAATTCGCGACTCCACATATGTATCAGTAGAATCAATAATAGATAATGCCGGTGTAATGTCTTTGATAGCCGGTTCATCAAGTGCCGCAGTAATAGATATAGTTAATAATGTTCTTGCCGCTAAGATACTAGCTACATTATCAATAGCAAGAACTTTTCCAAGTATTTCTGTAGTTAGCACTGTGCTGTTATTAGCCAGTATATCAGCAGATCCTGCTATAGATGCAAAAGTAATTTCAGTTGTTAATACAGTATTATTATTAGCTAACGCTGTCAGTAAATTTGACTCAGCCAAAATAGAGACAAATGTTCTTATCGTAGTCCCAATAAGAGAAGTCTGCTCATTAGTGCCAGTCCCATTACCTAGGAACATAGCACCATCTGCGTACATTAAAGCCATATCAGTATGTCCATACAGTAGGTCTCGGCCCTTCAGCAGGAGACAGTGCATCTATGTGTATAAACCGTTTGTTATGTGGCCCTTTTTGCGATAGACCAATGCCAGACATTCCATGCTTTCTCGCTATGTCATAGAGTCTCAGGGCATCAGCGCCAGAGATAACTAAATCTACAGCTTTTCTTTTAGTATGAGGTCCAGTCTTACCTGTAGATGACACATTGCTATTATGAGACTCACATCTTACAGCACTTGTCACAGTAAGAGGCCTCTGCATTTCATCACGAATACCCTGTAGCTGTCTCATAAACTCTTCATCCATATCAGAAGCCCCGCAACCACACTTACACTCCATTTCTGCGACACTAAAATTCTTAGTAATCATCATAGCTATTCCTCCTATAATTAGCCCATTGAATTGTCTTCTCGTGCCAACCCACATGGGTAAAGTTAAACTGCTAACTAAGCAGTTTTCTTTTCCAATGATTTTTTAAGTAGCTTAACCAATTTGTCATCTACATCGGAATCTGTTTTCTTAGCCAATGTTTCTAACAACAAAACGATTACTTTCTCTATAACTCCGCTGTTTCCCAGCATACTAAAAGCCATAGATTTAACTACTCCTGCAATTATGAACGGCATATTATCTCCTTTTTTTATATTGTTCGTGTAATTCTTTGAGTCGATCTAAATGATCTTTTTCCTGCTGACTCATTAGCAGTCTCTATTTCTATAAGGCTGTTCTTTTTCAACACACTGCCATTCAGATCCTGTCTTCCATACACCTAAGCGTAGATCTCTTTTGTCCATAGAACATCCTCCTAAAAATATAACTAGTATAAGTATTCTCATTCTCTTGCCTTTAAATCTTTAAGGTCTTGGCTATTCTGAGCCACTTGAAATCTTATAACTTTAACATCACCTAACAGATCACTAACTGTAATCATAAGCCATGCCGTAGAACTAATGTATAATGAACCAAACACTAGCAAGATATTGTTTACTGACATTCTTTTCTCCATTAATATTTCTTTAAATCCTCTCGACGCTCACGTCCAGAATTAATACGCAGATCAGTTACCATTTCTCGTACAGATTTCATATCGTCATCTAAATCATCTATCTTCTCTTCAATGGTATCTTTCTTAGATTCTATTAATACCATTTCATTCTTTAAATCAATAATACTGCTAAATAGAAAAGTAACACTTCCTATTACTAAAGTTAATAGCAACGGTGTAAGTATCTTTACTAGATGATGCTCTGCAATTGCTTCTATGTTGTTTTTGGTTGGCATGGTTTCCTTTTTATTAGTTTAAGTATCTTCTTCATCATGTTCAGGATCCCTTTTATCCTTGAACCAGTAGTCGGTTGACTTGGCAAGAACTGCGACATACGCGCCAAGTAAAATATTAACCAAGTCTCTTGATGAGTCTTTAACCTCTGCAAAAAACAGAAGGTATAGTATCGCAAGGAACGTGACAGAGTTTGCCGTACTGATGATAAACCTAGCCCAGAAGTTAAGAAGCTTTCTATTCTCCCTGGCATTACCACCTCCTCCAAATAATGTTCTGTGAACTTTCATTCATTACGGTTTTGGATACTTTAGCTTTACTGCATTACGTTTCGCCACCAATGCTTCTTTATCGGATGCGTCATATAACGCTATTGTCAACTCTGCGATTGTAGGGTACTCTGCTTGTCGTTTTCTGGCGTATTCTTGAGCATCAAATTCTGCTGTGAGTTCTAAAAATTTAGACTCAATTTCAGCTTGAGTCGGTGGTGTCTGTCCTGAATTATATGTAATATCAGTGCCGTCAACTGCTCCAGAAATTGAACCTCCTGCTAAACTTACAATTGCATCAAACTTTGTTGGGTTTTTCATTTATGCCTTTATTTCTATTAACTCAAAAAAGGGGAAAGTATTACAACTGCTTGAAGAGTTTGGCGAACCAGTTAAACATCTTGCTTGCAAGTAAGTTCCGGCAGGGTGGCTGGCTTGTCTAGCAACTTGTACATATACAGTCTTATTAGTGAAATTTGCTGGAACTTGAAATACAGATGTTAAACTTATTGGTGCATTCATTTGAGCACTTTGATCATTTGTATCATAATAAAACTCATAACCAGCTAATCTATTAGCTCCGTCATGTATCCGATATAAACTTGAATAGGTGTTATCTGCGTGGGTGTTATGCGCCCAACCACCAAATGTTGCTCTAAATTTATTTCCTTCAGTTGCTGTAATTCCACCAATTTGTAAAAGACCTCCTAAGTTTACGGTGGCGTATGGTGTTTCTACTGTTTGACTTCTGCCTGTTCCGTCAGTTGTACGAACAACTGCCCAGTAATTTATAACATGACCGCTCGGATAAACAATACTAGCATTGCTCAGGTTCCCTGCCGTTACAGTCCCTACAGTAGTAATAGCTGTACTGCCGTCATGGATGTCTGCATTTTCTCTTGCTCGTGTCATTTGTTATCCTTTTGGAAATTTATCTTTAGTTTTCTTCAACTCAGCTTTTAATCCAGCGACTCCTGAGTGGTATAAAATATCGAATTGTCTAGCATAATCTGGGTATTCTGCTTGCCTTGACCTAGCATAAGCTAAAGCATCGAATTCAGCTCGTAACTTAACTAATTCAGCATCTATTTCTGCTTGAGTAGGTTGAACCACTCCTGTTTTTTCGTCAGCAGTATTCCAAGCAATAATTTTCTCATCTTCTATATTAAAACCAGAATGATTTGGAACTAAACTAATTACTGCATTTGAGGCTGTTGGGTAGTTAATGTCAGTCATACTTGTATCTCCTGTAATATCATACTAGATTTGTGACCTGCCCACGTTGGATTAGAATGACCATCGTATGTGCCAGTGTAAGTTGAACCTGATGTATTTGATCCCACCAATCTATATGTTAATTGGGCAGAAGTTGCAGGAAGATGATAATGTAATATAGGCTCAAATGCCATTTCATTAGTATTAGAATTTGCTGAGTATGCAGTAAAATGCGTCACTAGTGCATTCTGAGCACCGCCACCGATTGACAACCATAATTGTACTTTAATAGCAGGATAATTCCCCGTACCTACTGAAAAATTATAGTCGCAAGAAATCAAAACTGCATTAGCAGAATTTTTTAAGTAAATAGATGCAGACGGAAGTATATCTGAAAATGTATTGTTGTTTGATGAAAATGTGATTTGAGCAGTCGATATAGTTTTTATTGTCTGAACTATACGACCTTTCGGAGGTCCAATTACACCTGACCTGCTTCCTTCATTTCCTATTATTCCTGACATAGTTTAACTCCAATCTTGGTCAATGTAAGTGCAACGGACATCCATATTGCCTGTTGTTTTTACTATGATTTGTAGTTTTTGAGTACCGCCTGTATAAGAAAATTTGTCATTAAATACAAATGTTTCAGCTACACCTACCGATTGACTCCTAACTATATAAGCAGGATTTGATGATCCATTTGAATCAGTTAAATAAATGTTAATTTGATCACCTGCTTGATCACCTGCTTCACACACAATAATACTAAGAACAGTATAAATATGATTTGCTACTCCTGTTATTAACGTCTGCACACTATTTGTTAATGCAATTATTTGTGTAGATTTAATTACCTCTGTTCCTGGTCCTGATGGTATTGCCATTTTATGCTCCTAATGTAAGTGCTTGATGTGTACTTGATTGCATGAATGCTCCTTTTTGCTTTACTTTTGAATTGATGTCTGTTTCTAAGCCACCTCCTGCAATAACACTTCCGGCAAACGTACCGCCGCTTGCAGATACAGTATCACTAGGACTAAATGCAGACAAGGCTATAATTTCTATAACATCGCCTGAGGCATAAGCAGAAGCAAATACTATCGTGCTTCCATTAGAGGCCACTACGTCTTTACCAGCGCCAATAACCTGCTTGACACCATTTAAATACACTGAGACTTGGTACAGAGTATATCCAATCGTTCTGCCATCATCATCATTTGTGACTGTTGTGCCAGCACCAGTTGCAGTGAAGAGAAACCTCTCTGCCTGACCCTGACCGGGTTCTTGTCCTAAATATGCCATAATTTTAGTTAGTTAAGGTTTTGACCTGTGTGTTCATTCAGTATCGGCTGGTTCTGCTGTGTTACCTTCTGCAACCCATGTTAGGTATTCTTGGTAGTCTCTGTTACCTATATCCAGAGGAATACAAGATTTATCAGAAAGTCTAGTTACAGAAATTACAATTTCATCTTCTTCTATTAATTTATACATTATAACTCTGAGTCTAAGGTTGTACCAGTTGATCCAGTATAAAATGAATAAAATGTATTACTATTTAAACCAGTAAACCCCACCTTATTTATTCCAATAATACAAATATGTGGGTCGTACTTACCAATTGTAGGTGCGCCAGAACCATATGCGCGCGCTGCACCAACAGCAAACGCAGACCCTGCCCCCATTATTGATGTTGTTGGTGTTACCCTTAAAGGTACTGCAAGTGGATAAGTTATTTTCATTGTTGTGGAATTTGCCGCAAAGCCCGGTAATCCGTGCATTCCAGCAGGTACAATTTGATAATACCTCTGACACCTTGTTAACTCATCTCCAAAACTTCGATGTTCAAATGGAGTTGCAACAGAACCTTCTTCTAGTTGGGCACCTGTGATATTTAAAGTTGCTCCATTGGTGGCCTCTAACTGAACAGTACCAGATACATCTCTTCTGTCTGCACCTACCCAAGCTCCAGCGTTACTTCCGTTAAAATTAGAACCAGATGCACTGTTTAAAATAACTCTTAATCCGTAACCAGTCCCTGACGTAATCCAAGTCCCTGTTGTATCACCAGCTATTGTAATTGATACACGATTCCAAGATGTAGTTACTGGAAACGTAAAAGGGTATGCTCTATTCATAGCACCATTAGAAAACGCTCCTCCAAAATTTCCAGCTATGCTTGATTTAACATAAAATGATAATGTAACAGTTTTTGCAGAATTAGTTCCATACGATAACCTTGTAACATCATCACCTTCTAGTTGCATCCACATACCAGAACCAGCAGTAGAGCCGGGACTATTATTGCCAACAGAAGCTAGTTTAAGCGAATAATGAAAGCCAGCAGGAGCATCTGCAACTTGTTGTGCAGTAAGTCTTGAAGAATCCCCATTATATTTCCACCGATCAGTACCAAATTTACCATTAGTTAATGCAAAAGAAGAAGTCCCATTCCTTTGACTAACTTGCATACCACCGTTAATAATCATGTTCCTGTGACTCAATGGTGTCCCTAACACTGCCCCTGTAAATGTAGGATTTGCTAAAGGTGCTTTTAAATCAATTTCTGCTTGCGTAGCAACGTCTGAAGCTACTTTAACTGCACTAACGCTTCCTGCCGGAATGTCTGCGGAAGTTAACGGAGCTGATGCTGGTGATCTTCCAAGACTTGCCATATTAAGTAATCTCCAAATAAGATAGTACAGCATTTATAGAATTAGCAGTATTGCTACGAATCTTTATGGCATCAGAAGTTTCTAAGACAACCTTTTGATCCCCTCCAACTACTACCAAACTTCCACCAGTAGGAATTGGTGCGTCTTTAACTATCCATGTATCTGCCCCACCACTTACTAATTTAACTCCAACACTTATTACACCACTTGTAATATTGGCTATTGTCATCCCTATTATAGTAGTTTGCGTCGAGTTACCTACAGTTGCTAAAGCGCCACTATCTGTATTAGCGGCTAGATTAGCATTAAATACTACGTTCTTAAATGCGTTTGCCATATTTATCCTTTATTATTAATTAATCACCCGAGTGCAATACTCATGGCGACAGCTTCGTTAGATGCTATTGTTGTTACGTCTGCGGTGCTTAGAACAGCAATCACCCAAGCAGAACCATTATAAACTTTTAACTTATTTGCAGTTGAATCAAAAGCTAGATCCCCTTCAGCTATTGCGTGACCACCTCCATTAGTTGTAGGATCTGAGCTAAAACTATGTACTTGATACTTCTCAGCAATACCAATAGCAGTGTTAATATCCTTAGCCTTCTGGATAGAACCCATTCCCTTGTATGTTACATTTACAGGGGTGTTATGACCATTAGGAAATAGTATAAAAGCTCTGTCATAATCTATGTAAAACTTATTTGAGCCAAGTGCGCCAAGAGTAGTTACAGCCGTCTCATTTGAAACAGCAGGAGCCGAATTACCTCCATAAAAGTTAAGAGCCGCTGGCCTTTCCTTCAAATACCCTATTTCATATGCAGTTCCTGCATGACTTGTAATGCCATAAAGCACTACAGCTTCATTGTTATTAGTCGAGAGTTGCCAAACTGCTCCGTCAATGTCAAGGCGTTGATCACTAATAGTCCCACTAACAGTAGCGAGTTGTGGACTAGGTATTGCCATATTAAGTCTCAGTCAAATGTGAATTTAAGTTCACCAGCATTAAACTTAGGAGCTGGATCACCATTGTTTATAGTCTTAGAGAATTGAAGCTGGGCTTCTATAATTAAGTTAGTAGACCCAGATGCTGAGTCCCATATACCTACATGAGTTACTAGCCCCCAATTTGCACTTGGAACGCCAAAAGTAATAACACTTGCATTTTCGACAGTTCTTACATCCGAAGCAGACGCTCTTGTAAAACCTGAACCTCTAGTAATTGATACTCTAGCATAAGTAGTACCAACAGTAGAAACTTCATTTCCCCCTGAACCACTCTCACCAAATGCTCCAGTATGTAATCCTACAAACCATGCAGATGGACTACTGTGGCTGTATGCCGTTGTCTTAAAGAGATGATCTATTAACTTCTCTTCAAGGTAGTTAGTCATTATACTCATTGTTCACCTTTTCTTTTTAGTTTTCGATATGCAGCCGCAAAGAATCTATCTTGAAATAGACCCCTAACTGCCGCCATTTTTCCAAATTGTTTTTGCCAAAAAGGATCATCTATCTCCCACATCCTATCATAATAATACTCAGCCCTAACTTCAGGATCATTTATCTTGTTCAGTTCAGTCCAGAAAGCATAATTTTGTATATTATCATAGACTATTTCATTACCTGCATCGCCAGGAAACTTTTTCAAGAGAGCATCCAGAAAGGCATGACTTTTAATCTCCCGCGACATCATAGCTTCCATTTTAATCTTATCAGCCGGCTTTGCATCTTTTATTAAACCTTTGATAGAATTTGCAAATTCTTTGCGCCCTATATCTCGTTTATAAAATCGAGACAAATAAGGCAAAATTTTCTTATGATAAGAATGATACACAGAAGATCCGGCTACTTTTTGTGCAATAAGTCCCGCTTCATACTCAGCCCATTTTTTATTAGTTCTGCCAGTAATAGTACGCAGTCCAGGTGTTTTAAGAATCTCAGACATAGCACTTTGTGATGCGTATTGAGGAGTATCAATAAAACTACCAACTACCCAGCTTATAGGATTTTGCGCCACATACGAGTTATAAGATTGCTCTAGTTTAGCCGGGCTAAGTCCAGTAATATTTCCCAATGCTATAGCCCCACCTTGTGTTGGCTTACCTCCGTATAACTCTGTGTTTATCTCATCACGTGCCTGCACAGTAGGACCTTTATATACATCTCTACCACTTGCGTCTGAGTTAGCAGTCCAAGCCAACATCATTTTAATAACAGGAGGTATATTATTTTGTAGTTCAACAGGGCTAGCAACTTTAAGTGCATCATACCAAAGTTGGAATGTATCTCCAGGTGGCAATCCATCTTTGCCATAGTAATACAAATCTAGAGCTATCTCTTGCCCTGCATTAACTATCATAAATAAAGGATTATATGCCTTTTTTATCTTAAAGTATGTATTTTCTGTCTGCTTAGACTTATGGTCTATCTCTTTGGCTCCTGTCGGGATAATCCAATAACGCATTCTAGTTTCCCATGGTATGTCTTTCATATAGCCCGGAAAGTTCTCTTCGATAGCAATCCTAGTAATCGTTAAACCTGCTGTAAGTTGTGCTATTGTACTAGCTGTTCTTTTTATTGCTTTACGGTTTTTAACCTCACTAAACTGTGATGCTAGTATCTGAGCTTGTGCGTTGGCAAATGGAATAAACGTGTCAACAATAGTCATAAGCTGACCTTTTCTGTTGTAGTTTAACCTTCGCAGAGATTCGTGTGCGGCTTCTTTTGGTGTAAACTTGCCAGTCTTAACTAACATATCAGTTTCAGTCATTCGCATGGCAATTTCCATTGTATGACCAAACTTGCCTAATATCCCTAGAGATTTGTTCCAAGTTCTTTTAAACTTCTGACTTGCCTTACCTCGCTCTATCTTGTCTATAGAAGTCTTAAACATTTCATCAGAGTTTATGTGCGACACAATAGTTGATACAACACCATCATTCTCTAGATACTTTTTGTACACATCATCTCGGTTAAAAGCGTGTCTAAAATTCTGAATCATTGGAACTGCGCCTGTAACAGAATTATGTATGTACATATCTTTAATTATAGTAGGCACACTAGGCAAAGATTGATGATGTTGTGCAATACTCCATAAGTCAAGAGGATGTGTAGCCACTGCAAATACAGGGTTAACAGCTACGGCTGTCACTTGGATAGGTTGTACACCAGAAATAAATCTTAGAACTGCTTTCATTTTCGGATCAAAGCCCGCATCAGCTTTTGCATCTAGCAAAGAAGATATTTTATTTTCTATCCAGATAGGCGTAGGTTCCCCATCTTTCATATAAGTATGTTCTGTGTAATTTACATCAGGATCTTCTGACTCACCCAATCTTTTGCCTGGCTTTTTTTGTGTCCATAAATCAGAGTCTATCTTTACCATCTCACTGAATAACTCATTCTTTGCTACTAACGAATACACCGTAGAGATGTGTTCTTTCATAAGAGACTCTAAGTTAGTATGCTTACCTTTTAATGAGGCATCTTGTGCCAAATCGTGGATAGCATTATCAACTACATCTAACTTACCATTCTTCTTTTGCACTTGAAGTATATACTTCTGGTACTTTTTCATAGCTTCTGTAATAGTCTTCATAGGTACATACTTATAGTCTTTTAGTATTTCATAAGTCTTTTTACCTACTAAACCAGCATCTGCCATAATTTCAAACATATCAGCAAATACATTTTCTACCATTGTTATTTTCTTCTGCATACCTTCCCAACCTCCTGGAAGCCTAGCGGCATCTTCTCTCAAAGCGGCTAAAGCTGGGCCGATAACCTCGGGTCTTTGTTCTATATTTCTTGCTACAGCAGGATCATGCCCAAGTCTTTTCACATTGTCAACTTCTGCATTTAGGAATATATAAGAAGCTATTGTGTTATCTTCGTCACTACTCATTCTCCAAAAATCAAGACCCTCATCAAGCTCTCTAAGTTTTTGCTCTACTTTACCTTTCTTTAACGATTGTAACTGTAATGCGTTCCGTACTGGTACCATTCCTCTTTCTTCCAAAGTATTCAGAATTCGACCACCCGGATCTACAAGCCACTTATACACAGTATCTATCCAGCCAGGCTGGTTTTCAGCTAATACTTTTCTAACAGCATCATGCGCCTCTTGAGCATTACTCTGCATTGTTTCTTTTGTTCTGTTAGCTAATGCGCGCCCAGTCTCTGCGGCTCCTTGCTTCTTGAATCCACCTTTAGGTCTAGAGTGTATATAACTAAAATCATCCCACAATTCATGCTCAATTAACGCACCCTTGTTAGGCCATGACTTCTTCTTTCCGCGCTCCGCTGGATCATACTTGTTACCCGCATCAATAACTGCTTTCTTATGAAGCTCTTTCGTCTGAGGCGTATCTCCTTCTAATGCACTATACTCTTTCCAGCTTAGCTCATGTGCTTGTAACTTTTGATTTTTCTTGTCTGCATCTGTTGCTAAAATACCTTCTTTACGTTGCTTACTGCCTTCTTTTGTCTTCTTCAGATTAAGTCTAGTTTGATACTGTGGCCCAGCTTTTGATGTATCTGGCTGACCAACTCTAGACTCATAGCTAGGATGATCTTTCCGCCAAACAGAATCAGTCTCATTCATAGCATCCATCAAGACTTTTGCCTCTTTTAGTTGCATAGCTTTGTTAGTACCAGTTCTTATCTCAAACGGCTGTTGTCTGCCACCACCTGGCGCAGTAGGATTTGAAGGATCTGTTACTAGCTTGTATGCACCTAACTGATGATCTGTGCTTGTCTCTGCTATTAGTTGCATTATGTTTGCATCACTGTAGCCAAAAACATTCTTTTTGCTGGCTTGGCTCAGAAACAAAAGAAATTCATCTTTAGGACTCATGTGTTCTGCATCATTCCAATGACCCCTATACAACTTCTCTTCTCTTTTAGGCTCATGCTCAAAAACTTTTTCGTGAGTCTTTGGCGCAAACTCTTTAACATATGCTTGTGTCCATTCTGTTATAGTCTTAGGAACATTAGCGGCTTGTTTTCTTAATTTTACCCATGCTTGTATGTCAGCAGAACCAACCCTACTTGTCTGCGGAATAGCTAATCCAAACATAGCTCCTAGCACTCCATTAGCAACTACTGCATCTCCTTTTGCAGGATCATCATCATCATAATAAAGAGAAGTAGCTCCTCCTAGTGTAGTACCAGTAAGAATTGATGTAGACTTACGACTAAGCCCAAATGCTTTCGCGGCTCTCCCAGTTGTACTCATCAAAGCGGCCATAACAAGAGCATCTTTACCTGCTCTTCCATACTCTGCCTCTCGCCCATCTAACTCTGCCTGTGCGGCTTCATGAGCTAATACTTGTGTAGTGTTAATTGCTACATCACCTGTAATGCGACCTAATATAGTTGCAATCCCTGCGGCACTCTTAGAGAAACCTGCGGCTCTTACTCCCAGTGATAGTCCGGCTCCAAGAATGCCCCCACCAGCAACAAGTGTGGCTACGTCTGGAGCAAGCTGGCCTAGCAAATAAAATAACTGATCTTCCCACTCTTCTGTTGTAGGCTCCATTTGCATATTCTGAAACTTATTCTGAGCTGCCGCTAAAAAATTTTCTTTTGCATCAAACTGTAAACCGGCTTTATCTGCAATATACTCAGCAGAGTTTTTTGCGGCTGTTGCATAAGTATAACCACCTCTAGCAAGTCCAGCCATAAAACTAGAGCCAGCTTCACTACCTTCTTTCCAAAGGCTTTGAGCCATTGAGTCTCCTGGCTTAGCATTCTTAAAAGCAAGCCTATCCCAGTTCCTACTAATCCAACCAGGCCCATCGTCTTGCGGGCTTTCCGTTAATAAAGCCCTCTCAAACGCAGACATCTCCTGCTCTCTTGGAGTAGTGTTAGGCCGAGTTTGTGGAATCTGCTCAAAGTCTGATGTTTTCATAGCATAATTCCATATTGTGCATGATCTTCATTATTTATATTAAAGCTATATTCTCCGTCTCTTTTGCTCGTCTTTTTGGTGCTTACATCATAATCATATCCTGTTGCTTTAGCTAAATTAGCCAGTCTATCGCCTATATCATAATCACCAGTCTCTCCGTACAAGTTATCTTTTTCACTTTTATCTAAAGCTAAATACTTAAAGATTAACTCAAACTGTTTCCGTACTTCCGGTGTTATATCACTATTCATAATTGTATCGTAGTCTAGCGGTGTACTGCCTGCCCTGTCAACCATTACACCACTATGCCAATTTTTGGGTCTCCCATCAGGGTGAAAAAGTTGCTTAACAACAGTCGCATTAGATAGCATTTGAATCTCTGCCATTTTTTGATTAGATGCATAAAAAGCTCCTAGCCTTTTGCCTGTTCTATTTTCTTCTTGACCTGCATATCTTCCGGCAGCGTGTTTCCGCATCTCTTTAAACTTCATATTATACCATTTTTCCTCGGGCGTGTTTAATCTGCCTGCAAACATAATTGTATTAGCATCTCTTATATTAACATCCTTCATATTAATAGTAGCGTTGCCTTTTAGTTCGCTTACTGTTCCAGATTTAGTTAACCAACCTAAACCCCCGCCAACACGTTGATCGGCAAGTCCATCCTCTTTTACCATATCTTGTATTGTAGCAGATTTAGTATCTTGCATATCACTATTTGCATAAGCCTGCTTGTCACCAAAAATACTATCAATAATACCCTGCTTCCTCACCTTACCTATAAGAGGTGTATCTTCTGCCTCTCTTCTTGTATCAGCATCTGCCTCTACAACTTTATCATAGTCAGTAATTTCTGCTTTTAGTCCTTTTAAGTCACGTTTATCGCCATTTATAGCAGAGACAATTCCAGGACGATTAGCCTGAAATAAATTAGCCCCGCTTATAAACTCTTTCATTAAGTTTTTGGCTTCTTTTGCTTTATTTTGTATATCACCCTCTTCAAATATTAATCGATGGATGCTTTTGTCAATCTCTTCTGTGGGTATTTTATCTGGTCCATTTTGCGCTACTTTTGTCACTCTTCCTAATATCGAGTTAGTTATACCCTCTGGATTTGAAAAAACAACCCTATGTTTTTGAGCAAAATTACTAAAGGCCGAGCCAATTTGAAGAAGACCTCTTTGTGCATTTGAATCTATGCTAAATTCTAGGTTATTAACTGCACCTAAAACAGATTTTAAATCAGTCCGGTCAGAGCTTCCAAGCCTGTTAAACGTTTTGGTCTGCTTACCCCACAGATCAACTAATCCTATTTGCCTATTGTTTGCAATATTAAATGGAGTTGTAGTTTCATCTCCTCCAATCTGGACAAGAAATTTTCCATGCTCAGTAAATTTTTCAAGTTGCTTGCCTTTAAATCCATCAACGCCACTGCCTGAGGCGGCCGTTACTTTATAAGATTTTAGTATAGATTGCCATTGCGCATCATCCTGTACTATTCTGCTTAGGCTTTGCAGTTTAGCGTAACCCTCAGTACCCTTTTGACCGCTCAATTCTGCTATCTTAAAAGCATCAAAAGCCTCTCCTCCATTTATCATCTTAGAAATAATACCGTCACCATGAGTTGTACGCAAAGACTGTAACATTTGTAACCTACCAGCTATAACATTTTGCCTTTCTTTATTTCCCTTTAGTTCAGTACGATAGCTATTACCAACAGCCGCAGATTTATATATAGTAGCCATAGCCTTTTTTAAATAGGCTTTCTCTATTGGTACTGGCTCTATAAGACCAGTTTTACTCATACGAAATTCTGCTTGCCTGTCTGCTAGTTCTATAATAGCACCTGTTGCATCAACATCAATTTGATCAAGATTTTTTTGGTAGTTATAGAGCTTTTCAGTATGGTTAAATTTTGATTCTTGTAGTGCAAAAGACTTTTCATTCTGTGCGTCTAGCGTCTTATTCCTAGCTTGTTGTGCTTTCAGATTATTACTGGAAATCTTTTCACTACTATTAATCCTAAGCTGATTCATATAAGTTTCATGCGCCCTGTTAGCGGCATTCTTAGCATACTCTGCGGCATGGTTTTGCTTTCTAACAGTTGCACCAGCCCATGAATTACCTATGTTGACAATAGCTTCTCGTAAGGGCTTTTGCCAAACTTCTTCATCAGATTCTTCTCGTATTACTTGTACCATAGATTAACCTGTGTATTGCAATTGCTTCAATTGATGGTTACGATATGCTTGCTCTTGCGCTTGTAGCCACCAAGGAGAACGATCTCCTGATGTATTATACGAACTAGGTGCATCATTCATTACATTCTTGTTTGACCAACCATCATCATACGGATTATAAGAAGCACTAGTATTAAAAGAACCTGGCCCATAATTGCCAGTACCTCCAAACTCTCCGCCACTTGGGTTAGCACCGTATCCTTTTGGTTGAGTATAACCAGAATTAGTTGGTGTCTGGTTATACCCAGAACCTCCCCACTTGCCTTCGCCAGAATTATAAGCTGTCACTCCAGCGTTAACCATTCCTGAATAATTGTCTGGTGCGCCACCTGACCATTGACTTGATAAAGATCCTCCAAAAGATGCCCCAGCAGATGCTCCAGCCGGTCCTCCTAGATATCCACCAGCTATTGCTCCACCTGCTGTTAAGAGAGCACCACCTAGTCCAGCATTACCTTTTTTAATAGTTTTAACATCTTCAAATGTTCTTACATTAGCCGCGGCTGTTTGATCTCTCAATCTGTTTAGCTGAAATTGGTTAGCATTATTAGCTTCATTCTGATAATATAAGTTCTTAGATTGTGCTTGTTGCTCTCCGTATCTTGCTCGATCCATTTCATTATTAGCACTAAACTGCCTTTCCCCAAAGTCTTGGTTTCTTCTAGATGCTAGATCCTGTGCAGTTAATCCTAATTGACCTAACTCAAGCTGTCCTGCTCCTTGCAATCCCTGCAATCCTTGCTGTGAAGCACCAAGAGAAAGCTGACCTGCTTGCATTCTGCCTTGCATTTGCAACTGTTGTCTCTGTATAGCTGACTGTTCTACGGCTCTTGCAGTCGCTCCTCCTACTGTTCTACCATAATTCTCTACATTTACTTTACCCAATCTAGCTAACGCAGTTCCTCCAGTAGATCCTGCACCCCGACGTGAGGCTACATCAGCTTCATTCAACTTTACCCTAGCTTCTCTTGTTGTCTCTGCTAGTTGATTATCATAGCCAGACCATGCATTATCTGATGAATTACGGAGTGCTTCTACGTCAGGTCTAACTTGTGTTGCCGCAGTTGCTCCATAATTTCTAAGTTTATTTAAACCATCAAGACTAAGTCTACCTTCATCTTTTAGCTTTCTTAGTTGGTCAAAAGATGTATTTTTAAAACCTTCTAACTCATCTTCACCTTTGCCAGAGTTGTACTCACCACCACTCTTATACTCTAAATTTTTATAATCATCTAACGTGCTTTGCCAAAGTTCTTGCTGGCCTTCAGTTTGTTGATTTACTCTTTGGGTACTAGACGATCCTTTTGTAGCTCCCAGCATTGTCATAAATTGTTCACCTAAACTCATATAACTCCAATATTCGACTGTCGAAGATTACCAAGAAAATTCGGGAGTGTAGGAGAATCCTGCCCACCCAAGTTGAAAATTTGTACTGCTACCTTTAAGCCTAAAACGTATGCGTTTTGATGCTTTGTTTAAATGCACTCGCTCTTGCCCTAAAGCACTCTTAGGCTCAAGTGCCCTAACTCTATTCCAAAGATTACCAAGATCCTCTGAGTACCATAATGTAACATCATCTCCTCTTGTATACAAATCTAAAAAATCTATTCTAATAAAACTATTAGGCAAATAAAAGTCTTTAGTATCATACTGCCATGGTATTGCGTATTGACCATCTTTTGTAGCCATTGTATTAGCATCATATACATAATTTGGCGTTGTTTCTACATTGCCAGTAGGTCCAATGAACTTGCCTTGCCCTAGAAAAAATCTATGCAACTTCTCATCAACAAAGAAAGCACTAATCCATGGCTGATTATACTTAGTCCACGGATGCTCTAACTGACCCCAAGTTAGTGTTTCAGAAGACCGAAAGCTTGTAGCAAAATTAAAATAGTGTGTATAAGCTCTGGCAGTCCAAGCTTTGTATTGCTCAGAATATCGGAAAGCCTTACGCATTCCTCTAATAGTACCTTCTGGATAAAAAAGTAAAAACTCTTGCAACTCTGGATCATACGAACAATGTATAAATTCTTTCATTGTTATATTAGCAAACCTGTTAGGAGAAAATAAATCCTCTCTAATAGGATCCCCAATGTTAGTTAAAGACATTCCCCCAGTATACTCATACACATTCTTAGATCCTACAACATAATGCTTACCAGGCACACTAACAACAGCATGAGTGCTTACAGCACCCTCATTAGTAATAGTAGTCTGAAACCTTGTAGAAGCATTGACACTTGCAATGTAGTCACCTCGGTATATGATACCTCTTTTGTATACTATCAGAAGCTTGCCAAGAACTCTAATAGATTGAATATTACTGTCACCATCTCCTAGATCATATACTTCTCCGCCATCTTCTGACGTAAAATTCTCATGGAGTCCTGCGGCACTCATCCTAACTCTAGAATTGAAATTATTACCAGACTCGCTACATCGACCAAAAATCAGCTTGTTATTAAATAATGCAACAGTCTTAGCTTTGAATGTTGTTAAATCCCCAGAGTTATCTAAGAAAGGCGATACTGTAATCTTACTCATTGACATGAATCTTACAGTAGTTCCACCAGCCCCTTTACATATTAATATCGGTCTATCTAAATAATTAGTTACAACAGCAGTACCATCTTGTAATGCATTTACACTGCCTGTTATTGCAAGCTTCCAGTTAGGTACTACAACATGATCTGGTATGTAACTAGAAGAACCAGCCAATGTTATTGGTAAGATAACACCTGCAAGCTTTAAAGCTCTGTTAGGTAATCCATCTGTTAAAGTAATAGCTAATGAATTTATGCCAGCTATTGTAGTCTTGTGTTCTTGAGATCTGCCAAACTTTTCAAGCTTAGGAGATGTTGCAGTAGTATTAGCAAAACTTGAGCTATTTAAGCTTGTTACAATATCAGTATGTGTCGATCCTGCGGCTACTGTAGAACTTACAACTGTCTGCTCCACGTTCCAACCAGCAACAGAATATCCAGTAACTACTATTACATTATTAACATTAACTACTACTTCGCCCGCTACTCGATACGTTGAAGTTGTTCCTTTTGTAGTAGCTGTAATAGCGTTGTTTGCTGAAGTCAAGTATCGCACTCCAATCTTACCTCCTACAGCCATACCTGTAGCAGATGCAACATTAATAACCGTAGCATCTTTTGCTGAAAGGGCAGTCAACGTAGTTCTGTGAATGTTAGTACCATCAGATTCAATAGAATATACCCACTGACCTGACAATCTCTCAAACACTGTCTCAGTTGTAACAAGGATCAAATCAGTAGACCCATTTGCATAGTTAAGTGAAAAGACTGCCTGTGGAGAGCCTTCAATATCAGACATAAACTGAGCATAACCTGTATCAACAGCAACAATACCATCTCTGATAGTTACGTTCTTAGCTTCTAAAGCCCCACCATCTGGCAACGCATCAGATCTTTGATCTTTACGAATACCTTCAGTAAAGCTATCAATGAACTTGTATTGCGTTCCTACTGGTTCTGTTTTTGAGTCTTCAGCCATTACACATTAGTTAAAGTTAAGTATTTCCAAGCACCAGCCTGTCTTATTTCAAACCTATTTGTTGTACTGTTATAAATCATTTGCCCATTTTCTGGCGAATCTATTGAGTTTCTTTCTGTTGTTGTATACTCTGGAACTGCTAATCTTTCTAGCCAATTTAAAATATCTCTAAACCTTTGATCTGTTTCTTCTATATACTTTGCTAGTGCTTCTTTAGGGTCAGAACTTTCAGATAAATCTACCTGAGACCATCCTTGTGTTATGCTAAGGTTTCTGGTCAGCATTAGTATTTAATAATATAGTTCATTACAAGAAACGGTTGCATCTGAGTATGCGAGCTTGCGGCTTTTACCCCAGAATTTAAGTCAGTCTTATCTACTCTGAAAGCATTAGAATTCGTCTCATCTGCTTCTGTAGTATCCAATGATCCACTTGCTTTTATGGTTGTGGTAACTGAAGTAGTATCATAGACTGGATCTGCTCTCCAGCCAGTTGTAGAGCCGTTAGTTGCAAAAAAGCTATTTGTAATCCCATTCCGTGTACTAAACTGATCAGGATTATAATCAGTAAAAGTTGCTACCCCATGTGTATGAGCTTGAGGATCTACAGCATGATAGTGCGGTCCTGCTCCACTTTCACCGGCTGTTAATTTATGAGTCTCATCAGCTCCGTAATCACCTAGAGTTCTTGCTGTCAGAGTTTCTGAGGGATGCAACCCATCCGCACCCGCAGTAGTATAAGAAGCTTTTCCAGTTCCAGCCCCAATAGGTATGCGACCTCTCATGTCAGGTACTCTAAAATAAGAACTACTAGCAATATAGTTAGCGTATGAGCCAGAATTTACGCTATTACCAGGCGCATTATAAATATCACCTATAACTGCGTAAAGTTCAGCTTTATCTGCTTTTACATATTGAGACCCATCACACAATAACCATCCAGAAGGAGCAGAACCTCCAGCAAACATTCTAACCTCACCGGCAAGTCCGGCATAAAATTTATTAGCTCCAGCATATCCACTCTCATCTGAACTAAGACCAGATGTAGCCGCTTTTAGTACAAGTGTATCTGTATCTGCACCGCCTATAATAGTATTTCCTGTTGACTCAAGAGTAGTAAATTTACCAGCCGCTGCACCTGCTGTTACTGCGGGATCTGCTCCTGCATCTGCCGCTCGTGTCCCAATAGCAACTCCATTTATACTACCAGAACCTCCTGAGAGTGTTGCATCATTAATAACTGGAGCAGTTAATGTTTTATTTGTAAGTGTTTGTGTCTGCGTAGTAGTTGCAACATATCTATGATTTCCAGCCCCTTCAGTTCCAATAAAACAAATAGAAGTTTCGTCGCCTGTGCCAGAATGTTTTTCTACCCAAACTTCAGCCATCTTAGCTGTAGTGCTGTCATTTATTCCAGTATTACTACCATTTAAACGTGTATTAGCTTCGCTACCTTTAGCAGATGTCTCTTCTTTTATAGTTAAGCGTCTATGATACCCTGAGTCATTACTATCTGCCCCTTGTGCAATTACATCTGGGCTAGTAACACCACCTATAATATGATCTCTAGACAAACGCTCATTATACGCTTGCTTTATTTCTCTAATCCTTTGCGGGCCTTCTAACGCGTCATCGGTGTTAGCTGGAGTTGCCTCTGAATTTGGATATTTATTAGCCATTTATGATCCGTAGCTTAGGTTTCTTACAAAAGGATCTTTCCAATACTGTGATTGTATCGGACTTACAGAATCTAACTTTTGATATAAATCGGGTTTAACTGTTTGTGAATCAACAGCCTCTTTGACCATTGACTTAAATATAGCCCAGTAAGCATTTGCTCTCTCTGTATTATTTAAGTGAAATAGTGTCCAACAGATTGTAAGAGCTATTAGTAAATCATCTTTTTGGCTTAACTGAGACTTGCTTTCATCAGTTGTTAAATCTAAAGGCCATGTACTTCTTCTCAGCTTTGCCGTGTATGCTTTATCGGGAGCTGGAAAAATTTCAATAATGTTTGCAAAAACACAATACTGAGTAGGTCTACTAGTTGTACTACTTACTATTGCGTTATAATATCTTGTCTTCCATGTACGTCTATCAACAGCTTGTACACTATAATAAGACGTACCATCTATAATAGAGATGCTATGAACATCTCTAGTATAGGTTGGTAAGGAAATTGACGCATCAGCTAGACTATCTGCGGAATAAGCAATAGCTAAATCTCCCGTAGAAATCATTTCCTCAAAGTCAAAGAATCTAGCTAAACGCATTTGACAGGTGTTGATCAGAGAGTTTATATGCTCATCTAAATCTTCACGATTGCCAAGCGCAAGCTTGATCTGACTTCTTATATCGCCTAGCGTCAAAGTTCCCATTGGTTCCTTACATTACGCAGTTCATCCAAACCATCTTAGCACTAGCATCTGACGCTACTGCACAAGGTGGAACGATTGAACCTGCTGTCTGAATGGTAAGAGCACCATCTGTCCCCGCAATGAGACCATCCCCATCTGCGGCATTGCCTGCTAGTGCTAGGTTAACTGTAGCCGGACCACGTGTCTGTACCCAACAAAATTGCCCATCAGCAGGCACAGAAACTAATAGTCCTGCGGCTACTGGTGTTGTATCGCCAGCACTCGTATCGGATGTAACAAGATCCTGAGTGGTAGCTTTAAACATGACAAGCTTGCCAGCTACAGCGGCTATAGCCCCTTGATCGAATTTATGATACCGATATGTTTTCATACCATGAAAGCGAGTCGAACCAATGACTTCTTTCTGATTAGTATGCACATCAGTAACAGCACCCGACCATACGACTTTTTGACCCTTGTCGTCTAGGGTATATGTGTTCGCCATAATTACTCCTTATGAACCTTCAGCTGCCGTGAAGCAGTTGTGTATTACAGCACTTGACCGACGGCTACAAGCAATCATATTCATTGCTGTAACTATCTGAGCCGCGCGCTTCAATTGATTAGGAACAGGCTTCCATTCTGTCATGTCGAAATACATGCCTGGATCATAATAAGCATAGATATGATCTGTATCAAGCATATAGATACGACTACCAGGATTAGTAGCTGTAAATGTTCCGTTTGTGAGAGAACTTGACGTATCTTTCGGGCAATTATCCGATGGAAGAATGGGCAAGCCTTCAAACGTAAGTGTCTGAAAACTAAGGTCACCAACCTTCTGTGTTACAATACGCAAGTGATCATCTATCGAGGCGTTATACGCACGATAAATATTATAGTCAGTCAAGATAATGTCAGGACGTTCATTACCAAGAGACTTAGAACAAGTGTCCTTCATCTCTCGCATTGCAACAATTCCTTTATCAGGACCGGATGCGTGAGCCGCACCAAACACATTGGCACCAGCAGATGATCGGCTGTCATTATTACCAAAGTTAGCATTAGTACCATAGTTTAGCGTTTTATTACGCCACCATGAACTTGTGCTTTGATTGATTTTACCAACTGTTGTGCTTGAAGTTGGATCATCTTGAATTAGATGTTGTAGCCCTTCCATCGCCTTGCCAGTTGCATCTGACCCACTATAGAGTCTAGATTCAATCTCTTTGACAAGTGAATTCTGTGCCACTTCCATCTTATGTTTCAGCAGATTAATGATCTGCATCTTACCACGGTTCTTCTGCTCTTCAATTTGCGAACGAGTAACCGAAGCTACTAGATAACGCCAATCATACTCAGCAGTCGTTAGCGGATCAATATCATTTATATTAACCGCATCTTGGTCTGAAATCCAACCAACCGTATCATTTTCTGCATAAGAAACCGGAGTTTCTATGTATTTCCCACCTTGATGGGTCTGCAACTTACCTTTACTTTTCAAGTATGCGAAGAATACTACTTCATTAAATACTTGATCGGCAATTCGTTGCTTCATGTGGCGCCATGTGCTGACAGCCAAGCTGTCTAACGCCTCAGTTCTTGAACGAACAGTAGCCATAATTTACCTTATTATTAAAGTTATGATGATTCTGATATAGCTATTCCAGATTCATCGAATAGATTATTTAAGCCTTGATCTGTGACCTCTTCTTGAAAAGCTCTTTGCATTGCCTCGTCAAAGCCCATATCTTGGCCCTCGCCTGTTTCACCAATCATTTTGCTTGTCGGTAACAAACCTCCTCCCAATGAAGGTGTTTGTGGACTAAGCTCTTTCTGGATACTCGCAACCTTATCTGGATGTTCAGCTCTTGCAATATGGTAAGCATCTTCCATTGAGATGTTATAACCGTTATTGGATCTCTGTTGAATAATATCTGCAATATCATTCGCCAAAGGCTGAAAGTCTGTATGAAGATTAGACATCCGATTAATCTCCGAATTAACATTATTATTCTGCATATACTGCTGAGTTGCGGCAAGATCATTACTTACCGGCTCCATTGCTGAACCTACTGCGTTTTGAATAGCATTGCCCACACGTTGTTCAATGTGGCCCATTAGCTGTGCATTTGTCATACTTTCTAATTCCTCTTCAGACATTTGCGCGTTGTCAGGTTCATACTCTTGATCCTGCGACAATGCATCAGTATAGGCAGTCATTTGTTCTCCAGCGGACTCTAACTGCGTACTCAATGACGCGATTTGTTGCCCTTGCTGTTGTACTAACTGCATTAATTCACCCATCGAAGGTGTTCCTTGTGCTTCTTCAGCCATTTTGTTCTCCTATCTAGAGTGCCTCAGGTGCCATTTGATGGTACCGTTGACGGTGTACTTCTTTTCTAATTTTACTAGCGATCCTCTCAGATCTGCCGGTTCCAATCAGGTGTGCGTTACTGCACTTAATATCAAGATTATAGCCACCACCTATTGGTGTATATATGACATTAATAGTGGCAAAAGGAGGTTTATTCTCAGCCTCTTTCAACCTTTTGATGTTCTCTTGATCGTTTACTACTTTTTTACTATCCATAAAATTCACTTGCAAAAGTTACTGGGTTTGGATTACTATCGTTTGCATACTTTATCTGATCAAGCAATTGCCGCTTAGATGAGATCTGAGTGCCGGCTCTGCTGTCGACACCAATTTGATAATTATCCTCTCGGAAGATAACAGGTGCTTGGGATTTCACCCAAGCGATGGTTAGAGTATCTGCACACTCCAAACAACTTTGTTCGTTTCTTTCTGTATAGGAAACGAATCGTTCTTCTACGTTGTCACAGCCTTGACAATGATAATCATAAGATGGCATTAATAAGATCCCCTCCTCTCTTTATAAATCAAATATTGATTGAATTGGTTTATTAGCATTTTCATCACCATGCTGAGATCCATACTGGCTCAAAAAATCATTATGTTCTTTCTCTAGCTCTAACTGCTCTGGTGTTGCTTCTTTGTTACCAGCTTCTCCTCGTATTAACTGAGCCATTCTATTCTGCCTAATCTTTGATTCTATTTGATGCATAACAGCACCCTCATTAACAGTATCTGAGGCAATTGCTGTTGGAAATGAGCCATGCTTTAAGTAATACTTAGAGAATTCATCATCTTTTAAAGCTTTCTTATATCCATCAGGAGTATCTAATGCTCTGCCAAATCTATCTGTACCTGCTACCTTTGACTCAAGAAAAAATGCTGACTCAATAGCTGGGGCGCTCCACATAAATTTTCCTAATGTTTTAAGAGCTTTAACAGCAGTAGAACCAGATTTAGCTCCTATCTTATTACCTTTCTTAACTAGCTCAGAGCTTTTTGTTTCCTTGTTATTAAATGCTGATTTTTGAGGATGCATTATCGCAAACTCCCTTGTGACATCATCTCAGGTACTTGCGCCATCATTTGCTGTTGTTGCTGGTGCTGTTGTTGCATTTGCATTTGCTGTATTTGCTTAGCATCCGCTTCTTGCGCTATCTGCTGTAGAGTCTCTGTGCCTCTCTCATCAAGAAAGCTTTTGAGTTTACCAGACTTAATGCCCATGCTACTAGCATCATTTGCTATCTCAAAGTTATTATTGATATACTCTGGTATACGTTGCTCTAACTCTGGATCTTGCTGTGCTAATTGCTTTAACGCCCTGAAGTAGGCATATTGAGACTCCATCACTGCGCCAACATCTTTCTCGTCATTCACACGATTAGGATCTGCCATAGCGTGAAGTTCTTTTAGCATTTGAACTGCTTCAGGACTAGCCATTACTTACCTTTTTTATGATTAGCTTTAGTTACTTTCTCTACCGTCTTTGTTGCTACTTTTGTAAAAGCCTTAATAGCTTCTAGTTGTTCAGCGGCTTTTTCTTTCACTACATTAGAGATCGGATCATTCCACGCAACCGCATGAGATGAACTACGAAAACTATGCAAATGTGACCTTGCTGTTGTTTTATGGCTCTTTTTGTGTTGTCCTTTATATCTACGCATTTCCGGCTCCTGGCTGTTGCATTTGTGCAAATTGACCTATTGGCATTGGATTCTCTTGACTACCTCCGGCACCCTCTTGGGGCTGAAGCATATCATCAAACTGAACTCCAATCATATTGTCTAATAGGTATTTAGTTAATTTAGTAGCATCGACTAGAGGGTTATCTTTTAGCAAACCATACATTCTTTGCGCTCTGTCTTCTCTGATACCTTTTGTCTCACTAACAGACTGATCTGGATCTATCTTAATAAAGAACTTATATCCGGCAAGTTCTCTTCCCACAAAAGATACCCACACTGGCAGTTGATCTGGACCTACTACCTGTACTACCTGCTCTTCAGACCAATACTTATATATAACTTCGTGCATCAGACGTACCATACCTACATGAGCATCTGCAATAGAATCTCTTCGTTCATCTTCTCGAATACTTGCGGCTTCTCTAATAGCTTTTACTTCTGTTGCTGTTCTATCGGCTGATCCCTCTCCAAATGAGCCTGACTCGTTGCGAGACATACCCATAATCTCACGCACATCAGTCATTATTCTGTCTTCAGCTTTATGAAGGCTATCAGGAATTGGAGCTACCTCAATATTCTTGATCCCGTTTATATCTAGAACCCTAACTAGACCGGGTCCGTCTTCATCAAGTAATTTGGCTGCCTCATCTTCACTAATAGCCGTTGCTGTTGCAATAAACTTAACAATAGACAATCGTCTATGCCTCATCATCTGCGTCTTAATCTCATTAATCTCACGCTGAAAAGGCTCTAAGATTTTTATATCTGGTATACCCCAAAAACAATCATTATCTGGATTAAATGTTATTGGAAAATAAGGTAAACCATTATTAACTTGCAACTCATCATCATTATAATACAGCACTTTGTCTGTAACTGTTGGAGCTATTATAAATACTTTACCAGATCTCTTGTCTCTTACTTCCCATAAATCTACCGTCTCTCTAGGGTTGTTTGTAATAGTCTCAGAGAATGGTGTCTGATAATTCTTTCTATTCTTATAAGCTCTATCCTGTATCTCTTTTCTATGCGATAGTCTTGTGTCATTGACAACATCATCTACATGTCTACTAATCTTCTCTGCTACAAACCATGTGTTTTCCCATCGATCAGTACCCCAAGGCACAACAAAGTTACCTGTGTCAAGTGTTCTATACCAGGGCATGTTATCCATAATACCTTGTGTAAACTCAACTTTGCCTCCCGATCTAGTGATGGGAGCAAAAGTACCTTCTTCATCAGGTGTCGGACTATGCTCAGCCCCAAAGCCAAACTTACCTATGCCTGTCCCACAGAAGAAAGCATTCTGTACTTGCCTCTTACTCTCGACCTTAACATTCATGTGTATCATCATTTGATTAGACACACGCTCCATGATCTTTGCAACAGCAGTAGCCTCTTGACCTGGCTTCTTAGGAGTTATTGATATTCCTGGATTACGAAAGTAAATCCTAGGAGTCATCATCCTAAGCATCATAAAGATAACATTTTTAGGTAAAATAGATTCGTGATAGTCACCTCTGTAGAATGCTTGCCACATCGGCCACTTAGCTTCACTTGTCCAATTTTCTCGGTACTTTATGCCTGCATTGATTTGGTCTTCCCACCAGCCAACGTCGGGCCTACCGCTTTGGTATCCTTCCATGTCTTCGCTATCTCATTAAACTTTGGGTAATCTTTAGTTTTATATGTATCTAGTAAATCACTTCGATACACCGCATCTTGTAGTGTTAAATTTCTTAGTGTTCTGGCACATCTAGTAAAAGCATTCTTTGAAGTCTCACCTCTAGCTGTTACTTTAAGTATCGGTCCAAACGTCTGTGTTGCATAGTACCGCTCTTTCTCATACTTAACATTAACTAAACCACAATGCTTTATGTTAGCTTCAAACAAACCTTTAATCTCATGATCTTTTGTAGTAGGCCATCCAATTCGTTGCAACCGCATAGAAACATATACATCATCAATCATATTAAGATCTGATCTAACGCCTCCCGCCAGCTCAATTAGTATGTCTAACGGATCTTGTTGCATTCCTTCTAAAAATATTTCTGTGCTATCAAAGGAGAACCCAACGTGCATATCTGCCAATTTTCGACCGTCGAATCCTAGTCTTACAGGGCCTCTATACCTGTTCTGCTCAAAGATAGGCTTTAGATTTCGTAATCCCTCAAATATAGCTTGTGGTAAATCTAGCACAGTCTTAGCTACAGTACACATAGGACCAAGTCTAGGACCTAGAGTTTCTGATATAAGATTCCAGTGATAGCTTAACTGTATGTAAGGAGTACACCACTTACGTCCATTCCACCATGCTTCTATGTAATAGTCTGGACGTTTCGGAGATAACTCTAGCCCAGTTAGTTTCATTAAAGCAACTTTGTTATCAGCGTTCTGATTACCTGCTGTAAAAAACTTACTGATACCTAATACTTGTGTAGGTGCTTTCTCGAATCTACTTTCTCTGTAGCCAAAATAAGGATCATCTGCAATAACAAGATCTGAGTTATTTACATAAGGTTTCCACGAAGATATTCTATCATAGATGCCAGCCCCAGTATTCGCCTCGTCATTATGTATAAACGTCTTGACGTTATGACCCTCTTGTGCCAATCTAGAAGCTAAGCTTAGACCTTGCCCACAACTGAGAAATAGAACATTCATTTATTTGTTTTTTTATATAATCTTATATATTCTGCTTTTGCTTTTCTTAAAGCCGACACTTCTTCGTATACCTTATTCTTTCCTTTGTAATCACTAAGTTTACCGCCTTTTTTCTTGTATCTTTTAGCTAGACTAAGTGTTTGCTTTCTATTCTTGGCACGAAGGTTTGCAACAGCTTTGCTTGCTCCACCTTGGTCTAAAGCATCCATAAATATATCATTAGACTGGAATCGTTGCTTCTCTTTGTCAGATGGCTTTTGGGGTTTATTCCCTGTTCCTTGCATCCTTCGTACATCACCGTCTCGCTTTAAATGGGCTCTCTCTAAAGTACCTTTCTTTCGATTTGCGCCCGCCTCAAGAAGTTGCCCAGCTTTTCTTTTCTTTTTGAGCAAAGCTAAGATAGCCGCTTTTGTTAATTTTAAACCAGCACTCATATTAGTTTCTGTATTTATGTCCTAAAAGTTTTCTAAGTTTTATCTCAGCATTACCCACATTCCACTTATCTTTAAAATCTTGCTCTAACTGTTCTAGTCTAGTTTGCTCTGACCTAGTTCTTTTCTTAGGTAACTTTTGTTTCTTCTTCTTAGCAAAACCCTGCAAAGCTTTAACCATATAACTAGCACTTTTTCTAACTAAAGTTCCACTCATTAGTTATACTCTAGTAAGCCTGAGTTGCAAGGATATCCTCCGTTTCTTTTTTCATCTAAGATAGCTCGCATAGTAAAATCTGCCTTTGGGTTTATCACTTTAATAAGACCTTCTCCTTGGTATGCAAGATATTCCTCAAAATTTACTCTTGCCACATTAGCCATTCCAAAAGCCATCACTGCATCATCATGAGTACCCGCAGATGCTTGCAGTCTACTTGAAAGATCACTTACAGGTTGTTCAATAAAAGAGCTAAGCTCTCCTCTTAGATAATCACTAACTACTACAAATCCTTCTGCTAGGTTCTTTCTTAACAGCCCAATAACACTTAACTTACTTGATCTAGTAGTCTGAGTACCTACTCCATATACTGCACTAGATAATGTAGGTGAGCTAAATATACAATTCCTTGGGTACTTAGGTAAAAGCTCTGTGACTGTTACACCACCATGGTTATTAGTCTCTACATTAATCCAAGCATCGTTATACATTTTGCCAATCCATACTAAGATATCGGCGAAGGCATCAGGACTTATGTTGTTATCAACGTACTCTGCAACTTGCCTCTTCTCTTCCAAACATAAGACTTCAACGACTGAATAATCTCCACCGACACCACCACTAACATCAGCCCCCAACACATAATGGTAACTAGGAATAGGATGACGTGTATCTCTATTAAGGTTAAAAGACTCTTCATGTGTTTCCCAGTAATCACCAATATCCTCAAAGTAGACTCTGTGAAAGAATGATTGACCTCGGCTTCTAAAGCATTCCTCTAATGTTAGTGGATACTCTTGCCGAAAGAGACCTAAGTCTCCGTCCATCTCATCTATCTTTTCACGTCGCCATGCTAATTGACCAGCCGATAAACTATGCTCAGCAAGGACTTCTGGTTCCTCCATGGATGCGTCAAGAGTAGAATATACCATCTCTTCCTCATCCTTGTTGAGCGTAAGCTTGTACTCCGAAAAATCTTTCCAATTTAAGAAGTGCAAAGTATACTGAGAGTTTGGATTAGCGGCTGTGATACATCTTCTGTGGTACCATGTCTGCGCCCCATTCCCAGTTGACTCAAATACTACTAACGAGTTCTCTGCCGGAACACTCTGCAAAAGACCCGCTGTCATCGCCTTAGGATCCGGCCAGTAAGCAACTTCGCTACACAGTAATCGATTGATAGTACCAGATCTACCTGACTTAGTATTCCCGGCAGTCTCAACGTAAAACGTAGCGCCAGTTGCTACAAATCTAATCTCTCTCTTTGTACTACTAAGTGTCTCAATCTCATCACCTATAAAATTCTCAAGAAAGAATCGCACTCTTTGAAATAACCGCTCAGTTGAATCAGCATCATGTGCTATCACAACGCACCGCAAGTTATCGTACACAAGACAATCTAAAAAGAAACAAGCTAAGAAAAGAGTTGATATGCCCTGTTGTCTTGCTTTCGGTACTATGTCTCTACCGCTTAAATTCCTAAGTACTCTAAGTTGCGAATCATTTGGTACAAAATTAACAGTCGAGCCACTTTTATTACTTACTTTTAAAAACTTCTCAATAGCTTCGGCATGTGTTGTTCCATAATCCTCCGGAAGCCATCTATTGTTCATTATCCCACTTTATAAGATTTCCCAGTTAAGCCCCACGTAAATGACTTAGCACCACTTTTCTTTGCGTTTTGATAGCCTTTTTGAAACATCTTTGCAGACTTACTTCCTTTTTTATATGTATGATACCCAGACTTAGATATTTTAGATATGTCGCTATTAATACCTTGCTGACTGCCAACTTTTCTTAACGCTGAAACCGCAGAACTTGTTTTAGTTGGCTTCGCTCCCTCTGAATTGGCTAAACTTGCTACTACTGCACTGCCACCTGCGGCGCCTCCTGCAAGCTTAGTTCCTCGTCTAACCCCTAATTTAGAATGACCTTTTAGAAAAGACGTGCCACCTCCCTCTTTATGTAAAACTCTTTGCCCACCTTTTAGATGTGTAACTGAACCTCTTCTTTTCATACCTGTACCTTTAGGCATACCTTTGCCTCTAGTAGACACAGTACGATTGCCTAAATACCTACTCATTTTAGTTAATGCTCTAGATAATGCACTCATATTTAACCATTTAATTGTACGTTGTTTGCTTGTATGAGGATGTTCTTTACTTTATCCTCGCTAGTTTGAACACTCTTTTTACGACCTTCCCAGCCTGAAGTCTTGAGCCACATACTAGCTGCTCTTAGCCGCAAATCTGGATTCTGATCATCATCAAGTGTTTGCCTAATTGTCTTAACTACTTTCGGGGCAAGTTCATAAAACTCATCATAATACTTCTCCATTGCGCCTTCAATGGCCTCGCGCCCTAGACGGGAATGCACTACATTTACTACTGTCTGCTGATGTATATTTAACTGCCTAGATATATCTGTATTCTTCAGCCCTGACAGATGCAACGATATAACTCTATAATGAATGGGTCTTAGAGCTTTCAACTGAGGAGAACT